AACTGTATCGACATTTGATGGTACCAATACATTAATTGCAACAACAACATTTAGCTTTGGATCAACAAAGGCATTTGGTCAATTAAACATAGGCGCACCGGCTTTAAACAATCCAACGACTATTATAACAAGCGCTTGCAAATATTACACGGTTACAATTGGAACGAGTGTAATCACCGTTACGATGGAGTGTAATCCAAAGTACACATGCTACAACTTGCATTTTATGAATCACTTGGGGGTGTTTGACACGGCAAGATTTGATTTGGCTTCAAGGCTTACAATGGATGTATCAAGGAAAGGCTTTGAAAAGCGTGATTACTCATTAGGCGCAAGCTCGGTGAGTTACTATGATGCCAATAACAAATATGTAAGCAGTAAGATTAATTACTTGAATAAAAGTGATCATGCGTATAAGCTTACAATGGATGCGCCAACGGATGAGGAGTTTAATTGGCTTAATGAGTTGATTGATAGCCCACAAATATACTTTGAGCAAGATGGTTATTTTTATCCGGTAAGCTTAAAGAATAGCAATTATGAGTATAGCAAATATGTAAATAATAGATTAAGAGTATTTGAGGTTGACATTAATTTGGATCAAACAAGATATTCACAATTAAGATAATATGACTAAAATTTTTATAGAAGGATATGAGCTTGATTTATCTCAAGGATTATCAAATCAAATAACTTATGCAATCGATGACCTTCAAAACTTGGATTCAAAAAGCACTTCGTTTACAAAAACAATTGTTTTACCTGGCACCGCGAATAATAATGAGTTGTTTGGTAATATCTTCGATTTTAATAATTCTAATTTTAGCAATGATCTCGGAGATAATGTGCTTTATAATTTCAATGCCGCTCGAAATGCGGAAGCGAGAATCGAAGTAAACGGATTGCAGATAATGAAGGGTGTATTGCGATTGCTTGAGATAGTTAAGGATGGCGATGCAATTGAGTATGAATGCTCAATCTTTGGTGAGCTTGGAGGCTTTGTTAATAAGCTAGGCAACTTGAGACTTGAGGACCTTAATTTTAGCGCTTACAATCATACTTATAATGTTACTAATATCTCAAATAGTTGGGACACATTAGGAGCGAGTGGGTATTGTTATCCATTGATTGATTATGGCAATGTGAGTACTGATAAAGTAAATTTCCAATTTAGCGCATTAAGGCCGGCATTATTTGTGCGTGAATATTTAGATAAGATTATTACAAATGCCGGATATACTTATTCAAGTACATTCTTTGATAGTACATTTTTTAAGCAATTAGTAATACCACATAATCAAAAAGCTTTATCGAGTTCAAATAGTGCGCAGTTAAAAGCTTACCCATTAGATCAAACATATAGCGGAACGGCGGTTGAGTTGTATTTGCAATTTGGAACGATAACACTTGGCAACTTTACTTTAACTGATTCCGATACAAAGTTCACATATACAGGAACTACAAAGATTGTAAACATTGATTTTAATGTTAATGCGGAGTGGGCAATTGGTCAAAATGCAACTATGGACTTAAAGAAAAACGGCACATCAATTGCAACATATAACATGGGCGCGGGTTTTAGTGGCAATTTTTTCAATGTTAATTTTAACCTAACAAATTATACAATCAATGTAAATGATTATTTCCAAGTACATATAACATGGTCATTAGGTAGTCAACCATATGAGTTCAATAGCTTAACATCATCGGGTTTTAATTTTAATACAACTACTCCGGAGATTGTTCCGGTTACTTATAATGAGACTATAACAATAAACGACACAATCCCAAAGGGTATATTTCAAAAGGACTTTTTTACGAGCATATTAAAGATGTTTAATTTACTTGTAACGGAGGATAAGTTTATTCCTTACCGATTAAATATTGAGCCTTATGTTGACTTTTGGAGTGGTGATGTAATTGATTGGAGTAACAAATTAGACAGGAGCCAACCGATTAAGATTAAGCCAATGAGCGAAATCAATGCTAGGTATTACAATTTAAAATATAGACAAGACAGTGATTTTTATAATGAGGATTATCGTAAAAAATATAATGAGGGATATGGTGATAGGATTTTTGATAATGGTTTGGAATTTGCAAAAGATAGTCAATCGGTTGAAGTAATCTTTGCAAGCTCGGTGCTTTATGGCGCTACGGGAACTGATAAGGTTTATCCGGCTATTTATAAAAAGTCAAACGAGAATACAAAAGAGGATAGCATGGACCACATAATAAGAATCATGCAAATCAAAAAGCTTACCGGCTTAACATCCTGGAATATATTAAATGGTGCAACTGTATTGGCAAGCAAGACATCTTATCTTTATGGAGGACATTTAGATGATCCGGATGCTCCAAGTAGTGACATTGCTTTTGGCGCACCTCAACAATTATACTTTGAGTTGGCAAGTGGCAATTTATCAAATAACTTGTTTAATACATATTACTCACCTTATTTAGCCGAGATAACAAACAAAGATAGTAGGCTATTGAGTGGCATGTTTAATTTAACATCCATCGACATGTATAACCTTGACTTCGCTAAATTTATATTTATAGATGGCGGGGTGTATAGAATCAGTAAAATCATAGATTACTCACCGGAGACAAACGACTTAACAAAAGTTGAACTTTTGAGGGTAATCAACAAAACATATTAAGATGGCAAAAAAAGTGGTGGCGGCCGAGATTGAGATTAAAACGGCCAATTCGATATCGGATTTAAAAGCATTAAAAAAGCAATTAAAAGAAACGGCGGCGGGATCGGAAGAGTTTAAAAAGCTTTACAATCAAATTGATGATCTTGAGGATAAGATTAAATCATCAAAGAATGCCTCAAGCGATTGGATTGATTCATTAGAGAGTGCGGGTGGCCCATTGGGGATGGTTGGGGCTGCATTGAATAAAGCAAAGGTTGCAACTCAATCATTTGGCGGTGCATTAAAAGCCACCGGCATTGGGTTATTTGTTGCGGCTATTGGTGGGCTTGTTGCGGCATTTAGCCAAACCGAAGGATCAATGAAAAAATTCCAACCTTTATTGATTGGACTTCAAAAGATTTTTGGTGGCATATTGGCAGCGGTTGAGCCATTAATTGACTCATTTGTTGAGCTTGCAACAAGTGCAATGCCTTATGTAACAAAAGCAATTGGGACCGCTTATTCGGCAATAACATCATTCTTACAAGGACTTGGGATGGTTGGATCAGCGGTTAAAAAGTTTATAAGCGGAGATTTTAGCGGAGCCTGGGATGATGCCAAAAAATCAGTTACCGAGTTTGGCAAAAGATATGATGAGGCAAAGGGAAGATTTATAAGCGGTACAAAAGAGGTAACAAAGATTGAACAGGAGGAGCTTGATAAAAGAAAAGCGGCTCGTGATAAGGCAGCGGCCGAAGAGAAGGCAAGACTTGAGAAGGCCGAAGCGGATGCAAAAGCATATCAAGATTTTGAGGTAAAAAGGCAACAAGATGCAAATGCAAGAGAAGAGGAAGCGGCTGCAAAAAAGAAAGAGGAAAAGGAAAAAAAGGAAGCAGAAAGATTAAAAGAGGAAGAGCGCAACGCCGCTAGTATGAAAGCTAGCACCGATTTTGAGGTGCAACTTGCAAGAGACTTAATGAAAGTCGATGAAGAGAATGCAGAAAAAACAAAAAAACTTGTTGAGGAAGAGACTGCAACAAGAGTTGGCTCGGCAATGGCTATTGCAAATGCAACATCTGCATTGGGTGCAATAGTTGGTGAGCAAACAATGGCGGGTAAGGCATTGGGTGTGGCATCGGCTTTAATCAATACATATGTCGGGGCATCGGAAGTAATAAGAGCAAAGTCAGTATTGCCGGAGCCATTTGGTACAATCCAAAAGATTGCAAGTGTTGCGGCTATTATTGCAACAGGATTAAAAACAGTTAGGACAATAACGGCGGTGCAAGTGCCAGGAGGTGGAGGAGGTAGTATGCCATCAATGCCATCAATGTCGGCCCCATTGATGCCTCAAGTATCAACAACAACATTAAACCAAGCCCAGGTTAACCAAATTGGTAATGTTGCGGCGCGTGCATTTGTTGTTGAATCGGATGTGACCGGTAACCAAGAGAGAATCCAAAGACTTAACCGAGCGGCCCGAATTAACTAAAAGTACAATGTTCTAATTTTTTATATTTATTTATATGACTTTACCTATATACGAGCTTAAAATACAAGAGGATTTGCAAGATGATGCGGAAGTGTCGTTTATTGCACTTGTTGATAAGCCGGCAATTCAAAAGGATTTTGTGGCATTTGCGGAAGAGATAATGAATCCAAAACGCATTGCTTTCGCTATTCAAAACGAAGATAAGCACATTATTAGTGGCCCATTGATGTTGGCAGATGCATTAATATATCGTAACAATTCAAAGTTTGGCGAACACTATGTGAAATTTTCAGCGGAGACAATAAAAGAGATTGCCATCAAATTTGCTAAAAAAGGCTACCAACAAAATGTCAATTTAATGCATGACTCAAATATGAGACTTGATGGATTGGTGATGTTTGAAAGCTTTATTGTTGACAAAGCAAGAGGCATTTTGCCTATGGCGGGATTTGAAGATGCAAAGGATGGCTCATGGTTTGGTTCGTTCTATGTTGAGAATCCAACCGCATGGCAGTTGATTAAGGAAGATAAGGTAAAAGGATTCTCGGTTGAGGGTTTCTTTGACTATGTTTTACCAATTGATCGTGAGAAAAGCTATGCCGAGCAAAAACTTGCCGAGCTAGCAGATTTATTAAAAGTACCTAATTCATTAAAATAATATATATAAGAGTATGGAAAACGCACAAAGTATTTTAAACAAGGTCTCAATGTTCTTTGCGGAATTAGTTGGAGATCAAATGCCACCTGTAAGCGGTGAGCCAAAAGCAACGGAAAGTAAAATGATGGAAGCCAAATTAAAAGATGGCACCGTTGTTGAAGTTACCGAGTTGATGGTTGGTGGAATAGTAACCATTGAAGGTGTTGCAGCTCCTGTTGGAGAGCATATGCTTGAAGATGGTACAACAATTGTCCTTGGTGACAATGGCGTAATCATGGAAATTAAGCCGGCTATGGATGAAGAGGTTGCACCCGCAATCCCCGAAGAGCCAATCGGCCAAGAGGACATGAGCGCTAAATTTGCTGCATTCGAGAGTGCAACAAATGAAAAGTTCGCAGCTTATGAAGATAAGTTTGCAGCATACGAAGTTAAATTAACTCAAGCTAATAAAGTAATCGAAGGATTAATGCAAATTAGTAAGATGTTAGTTGAAGCTCCTCAATCTCAAGCAGACTCAAGTGTTAAAAATAGCAACGCATTCAGCGAAGTTAAAAAAGATGCAAGAGCGGAGTTTGAAAATTTCTCAAAATCAATTTGTTCTTAAAAATTAAAATTATAAAAAAATGGCATTATCATTCAGCGGCATAAGTGCATATACTAAACAAGAGATTGCACCTTTATTAACCGAGGCTGTATTCGCAGCAAAAACGCAATCTTTAATCAAGAGCGGTGGTATCTTATTACCTAAAACAAAGTCAAGCGTTGCAGTTCCAAAACTTGCAACAAATGCAAACTTCCAAGTTGATGCTTGTGGTTGGAATGCTTCCGGCACTACAACTTTGAGCCAAGCAACTGTTACAGTTGGTAAAATCAAATTAGAAGAGACAATTTGTCCAAAAGATTTTGAAGCTTACTTCTCTCAAGAGGCTTTGAAAGCGGGATCAACTTACGAAGATTTCGGATGGGCTGAATTCCAAACAAAGTTCACCGAGCAAAAAAACAAGATGATTGCAAAGCAATTAGAAGTTGGATTGTGGTTGGGTGATACTGATTCTACTAGCGAAAACTTAAAGCGTTTCGATGGTTTAATCAAAATCATTGATGCGGGTTCTCCTGTAAATGCGAATGTAAGTGGTTATGTAAGTGGCGGTCCAATCTCTGCTTTAAGTGCAACAAACATCGTTTCAGTATTGAACGGAGTTTATAAAGCAATCCCTGTTGAGATTATCGATGCAGATGATTTAAAAGTATTCGTTGGTAATGATACATATCGTTTAGCGATTTTGGCTTACCAAGCATTAAACCTTTACAACTACAAAGTTGATGGTGATGCTTCTCAAACTTTCATTATCCCAGGTACTAATGTTGAATTAGTTGCGGTTAATGGTTTGAACGGAACAGGTGACATATATGCAACAACTTTATCAAACATCGCAATGGCGTTTGATTTAGAAGCAGAAGAGGAAAACTACAAGATTTGGTATTCTCAAGATAATAACGAAGTTCGTTATAGAGTAGCTTTCAAATTAGGAATTGGCGTGGCTTACACAACTATGTGTGTTAAGTTTAAGTCAACTATCTAATTAAATTATAATCAAGAAAAGGCGGTGAAATAGCCGCCTTTTTTTTAAACTTTTTTATCATGGCATGTGCAATAACAAGCGGTTACACGATTGATTGTCGCGAGAATATCGGTGGTTTATCCGCAGTATATTTAGCAGAGTTCGGCAACATTTCGGGTGTAACGGAAGTGAGCGGTTTAGTTACCGGCATCACAAAAGTAGCGGGCAAAAGATTTTATAAATTTGAGGTGCCAAGAGCAACCGCAAACACATCATCTAATGCAACTGCATCGGAAGAGAATGGATCAGTATTTTATACTCATCAAGTAGTATTCCCATTAAATAAGAGAGACTCAACAACTGCGAACATAGTTCGTACACTTGCTAAAAATAAGTTAATGGTTGTTACATTGGATATGGATGGCAATTATCGTATGTACGGTAAGGGTAAAGGTTTATATCTTGCAACAACTGAAAGCGGAAGTGGTACGGCTGCGGGTGATCGTAATGGTTACAATATCACATTAAGTGGAATAGAGGTTGATGATTTTTTACAAGTTAGCGCAACAGTAGGAGCGGCGCTTGAGACTGCGGGATAATTTTATTTAAAGCAGTATTTTATTTATGCCCTACCTACCTGTGAGTAGGTAGGGCTTTTTAAATTTAACAAGATGTTGCACATATATAAAGGGCAAAATAATTACATAATATTTACGGCCGATGAGTTAACAACCATCGCAAGCCCTAAATATTTATTTATTTTTACAAGTGCTACGGATAAAATAGTTAAATTTGTTGGTACGGGCATTGTTGATTATAATAGATACCAAAAAATGCTTATCTTGGATAAGGTTTTTAAGAATTACGAAGCCGGCACCTGGCGATATATTATAAGACAACAAGCAAGCTCAACAAATCTTGATCCATTATTGAGCGGTGCAATTGTTGAGGAGGGCTTTATGTATTTGCATGATGTCGCCGAATGTGCGCCAACTGAATACACGGATCAATGTAACGAATTTAAAACATATAATTGTGAGCAATAAATATCATTTAGTAAAGGTCGAATTTGACCAAGCGCAACAACCTAAATTCGAAGAGAAAAAAGGCAAAAACTATGTTGAGTTTGGTGCAAAAAATAACTATTCAAATTACTTGATTGAGTTATTTGGCGAAAGCCCAAAGCATGGTGCAATTGTAAAAGGTAAGGTGAATTATATTTATGGCAAAGGTTTTGCGGATGTTCCGAAAGTTGCCAATGTTGAGGGTGAAACTTGGAATCAAATTTTGAAGCGCTCAATTTTAGATGATGAGCTTCATGGTGGTTTTTACTTGCAAATTGTTTACAATTTAAATAAGCAAATTGCCGGAGTATATCACATT